CCATGCTCCTTTAGGATTTACTGACGGAGTCTGGCAGTAGGTAATTCGGTCATTCTGATTCTTAACTATCTTGTAGGGTGTCCTTACTGTCTTTGTTATACCGATGAACTGTCTATTATCATCAGCAGTACCTCTAAATACCCAGTAATGGTTAGGTTTCTTACAGCAGGCGTGAAGGTCGTCTAGGGCATAGAGAGTATTGTTACCAAATAGTCCATTGTTATCAATCCACTTAGTAAGCTCTCTGAATAGTTTTACACTGATTTGGAACTTCCCTTCACATTGTGCGCATTTTAGCTTTTCCATATTACCTCCTTAATGCTCTCTTTCATAACACCAACTATCCTGGCAACTAATACAGAACCATCTGCCTGATGGTGATATGTTCTCCTCTACTATATCAGGATTGGCATCTTCATCTAGCCCTACCACATTATCAGAGCCACAGTTAGGACATAGGATAGGCTCAAGATAACTATCTTCATCTAGTCCTTCATTGACATGGTAGCAGTCTGTCAGGTCTGGTAGTATCTTACCATAAGGCATAGGAACTATAGGTATATCGGCAAAGTCAGTCATACTTTCTTCTTTCTTCTATGCAAGTCATATATTAGTTTGTTAGCACCAGCTCTGGTATCTGGCATCTCCTCATCCTTGACACCGTACCTGGCTAGTGCCGCACACTGCTTAGCGGTAGGTGGTAAGCTCCAGCTGGATGATTGAGGTATCCTCCTATAGCTCTTCATCTATCTCTATCTTCATATAGTCAGGCGGTGGTAGTGGGTGTCCGTCTGCTACAGCATTGATGCACCTGCCGGAGTATAAGCCGCAGTGGCCTGGGAAGTATGTCTTGCCATCTAGCACTATGTTCTCATCCCATATCCAGAAGGTGCAGGTGTGGCAGTAGATTGATAGGTTACTCATGGCTTAGAGAATCCCACCTGCAGCCCCTTACCTATCAGCTGAGCTACAGTTATATTCATTATGTCTTCATCGCTGATACTGGCAATTACCTTTGCATTGTCCCAGTGAGCATGAGGAGTAGGCATAGGCTGTCCAAGTTGTGCGTTGCAGAACACTGTCCAATGTGGGTACTCCTCAGGGTCGAAGTTACCTAGGTCTGGCGGCACCTCGATACCTGCCTCAGTCGCTGCTGGTGCTATTAGTTCTGGAAATGCTAGCATTCTATCACCTCCTGTTGACATTATCCTTAGTATGATGTGCCTTATGGCATCGCCTATGAGTAAGGCCGGTGTTACTTGGCTTCATGTTATCATGGTCTCCATCTATATGATGCTCAGTCAGGTTATCTGTTCCTCGTGAGGGCAGTACATCTTCCCTTACAAATGGCTTGTTGCAGATGATACAGTTGGGCTGGAACTTTTCTATCATACGCCATAGGAAGTACTTAAGCCGCTGCTTCTCTTGCGAGGTTTTGATAGTCATACTTCAATTTAGCTCTGCTTTCTCAGCAGTCATCTCCCAAGCTATGCTATCTACGCAGGTAAGAAACGCTTTGCATACTGAGCCTGTTAAACATCGCTGGTCAAGGCAATCAGAGCACAGCAGTTCCCTTACTCTTACCTGAGCTTGAGTACGGACACGCTCAAGTGCCTTGTCCAACACTATGATGCCTGGCTCTGGCGGCTGTTGCTTAGGTTTGATGAAGAATAATCTCATGCTACTTGCCTCCTTACCCTGAGCCTGGGATGTCTTACAAAGAATGCTTCCTTACACTTGCTACAATAGTATGATGCTCCGCCTAGCGACTTGCTATTGCGCTTTGCTTGAGCATGACACTTAGGACAGGGCTGGTAGCAAGGCATATCAGGATGGGATGATTGTCTTGTTGTCTTAGGACTCTTGGGCATAATGGCCTCCTGCCTTGATAACTATACAAGGCCTCGTGATACCATCTGATAATCTGCTTATCTGCCCTCTCACGAACCGTCCTGTCTTCTGTCTAGGCAATAGTTGCTTATCCAGAATACATTGCAGTTCATGTAGCAAGCGTTGATTGACAGGTTTGTTGAGGATGCGGCTAAGGAGTGTGCGCTGTGCCAACTGTCGCTTTAGGTAGGCGTGGTCTGTTTGGCTGAGCCGTTGTATCTCAGCACCTGTTAGGATGTGTCTTATTGACATTGCTTACCTCCACTTATAGGCTTATTGTACTTACCGTTGGAATCTCATGTACCGATGGAGCTGGTATCTCAACTCTCAAGTCAACCCTGCCATGTATGCAGTCTATGTCGTAGTATACTGGAGCCGTATTAGGAAAATCTTTTAGCCAATCTCTCAACTCCTTGACAGTTAATCTTCTGTCTGACATCGTTTACCTCCTTCTGGCGTTCATCCTGCTTACATACTTTGCAAGTGTCAGGATGAGGCCATTTACATTTGCTACAGTCCATTACGTTAGTTTCCTTTGCACTTTGTAGCTTTGCCTCACAATCCATCTCATTACGCTTAGTATCCAGTTTTTCATTATGTTACCATTATAACATACTACCAACTATATGTCAACCTTCCTGTTGCATTTATACACCTCAACTAATCCGGTACACCAACTCATCTGTTGCACCATGCAACCAGCAACTATACTTAACTTGCCTTATTCTGTCTGATTCTGAGCATAAGAAAAGGGAGTAGTGGCAACTCCTACTCCCTGTCCTTCTGATGTTCTGGCGGTGCTTAGATTACGCCTTCGAGTTTAAGCAGCTTCTGTCTGATGGCGTACCGGTAGTTCTTGTCTGTGTTCGACTCGTATGCTTGCTGTATGGTCATGCCTGTGTCCTTGTACATCTCAGTCCCATGCTTGGCAAGCATATCATCGGTACTGATGTCGAACTTTTTGCCGGTGCCGCCTCCACCTGCTCGTGGTGCTCGTGCCGCAGTTCTCGCAAGGCGGATTGTCGGGGCCTGTTCTCCGAAGTCGTATGAGTACCATACACCGTCTGCCGCATCCAGTTGGCCTGCTACTATCATTGGTTCAATGACTGCTGTTATGGCATCTCCGACTGCAGTTTTGATGGCGTCCAGTGCCGCTGTTTTGGCTGCCAGTTCTGCCTTCTCAGCCGTTTTGACAAGGTTGTCAATCTTGCGGCTCACCTGCGATACGAGTTTCCAATCGCCCTGAGTCATGGCATTCTGCATCTCAGCCATGAGTTGTTCTTTTGTTGGTTGTTCAACTGCTGGCTGTTCTGCTGTGGATTGTTCCTGTGTGGGTGATTCTCCTGCGATTGGTTCCTTTGGCTGTGCTTGTGCCTGTTCTTTTGCCATTATGACACCTCCTTGAAAGTGTATTTGTTAATGTACTGTGCTGTTACCACTGCCCAGCACGGATTGAGTTGCGGTTTAATTCTCAATCATGGGATAATTATAACATCTATGGTTCTGAATGTCAAGGGGTAGATGACATAATGTGCTCGAAAATCATAAGAACGTTTGTTTGGAGCATTTGTTCTGATTGGCAGGAAGTAGCACATATGTTCTGGAGGATTATGTCTTAAAATGGGCTGGATGCGGGCTAGCACATATGTTCTAATCATCTGTGATTGGTTCTCATGCTGATTGTTCTCATGTGAGGTGCTGGATTAGCACGGATGTTCTGTAGCACATATGTTCTAATGTTGCTCACGCCAGAACATTTGGTATGAGAAAGAATCATAGGGGACTATGTCTCATAAGAACAAAGGCCGATAGGTACGGTAGCCTAAGTTTGGTATGAGGGTTATTATACTATAGGAGAAGGGAGATTTATCATTTTACAAATCTCTACTTACTTCTCCAATCTGTTAATTTAACAGGTCCTTCATAACCTCCCTTTAGATGAACCACTCCAAGCTGAAATCCCAATGGAGGAAAGTTATTAGGAGTATCTATCATTATAATCTCGGCTATACCAAAGTAGCTGTCATAGATGTCACTTATCCTTGCCCTAGTCCATAGGTGGTTTATGGTCATAAGGAATACTACATTGTCTGCTACCAGCATGCTGCACTGCAGAAATTGCCTAATCTTGCTCCAAGGAGGATTAGTAATAATCCAATCTACCTTCTGATGAAATTGCGTAAAGTCTACTCCTTCAGTAATCTCGCACCATAATCTGCCTGGAGGCATATACTTGTAGAAGTTTCCGCTGCCTTTACAAGGCTCTAGAACCACTCCTTTAGGCTGGAAATACTCTATAATCTTTCTAGCCAAAGGTTCTGGAGTCATTATTAGGTCATTGCTTATGTAGTTCCTGTTAGCTTGGTGCTTCATTATAAGACGGAGATTATCTGATTTGTAAAACCGTTCTTACACTATACCTATGCGCTTCTTGTTGGTAGAGCCAACTTTGAGTGCTCTCATGGATTCCATCCTATCTACTTCTGAAAGTGTAAGATACTCAAGCAACTCCTTAGCCTTATCTTCATGCCACTTCTCGAAGGCCTCATCGCCTTTGCTTGACATAGTGAGGTCATGGTGGAAGTCCCAAATAAGCCTTGTTAGCCATCGCCTCGTTTGCTCTATTAACTTAGGTGTGATGTCCATTTGTACTATACCTCCTTCCTATCGTATTCTTTATCCTCCATAACACTTACAACTAGATTCTTAAACTGCTCATCATCCTTAATCCTTTGCCTGGCATACCATAGGTCCTGCAACTTGGCTATCATAACCTTGACTTCCTGATTGCTGTCAAGGAACTTGCAGTACCCATCAGTATTGCCAAGGTGGTCAATCATACTATCGAGCTTAGTAGCATCGCTAATTACTGCAGGTAACCAGACATGCTTTTTACAGTTACTGCACTTGAGCAGGCTACCTCCATTAAGGTTGTGGATACCGATGAGACGATGAGGCTGACCATCAGGACAGAAACTGCCAATCCATTCTATCCTGAGTTCAGACGCACTCCTTACTAGCTGTTTAGGCTTCTCATTCTTAGGTATATCTGAAATCTTTTTTCTTCTACGAACTCTGGTACTTTGGCTCCGCTTATCCATAGTGCTTCCTTATCAGACCAGAAAGTTAGTAATGTTATTGCATGGTCTGCCTTTACTATTAGAAATGGTAGTACATTATTTAGTATAGTGATTATGCTCGCTTTGTGGGATGTATAAGCATAGTAGTTGGTCTTATTACCAAAATGGCTCTGAGCATTTGTTCTTCTAGTATAGATACTAAAATTAAACATGAACCTTAACCAGTCCATTAAAGCAAAGCTGGTATTACCTATAGTTATAGTTGGTCTATATGCATAGCATTCGCCATCTTTTCTCTTAGTTCTATTAAGACTTATGCAACCTTCACCATCTATGTAAGCAGCTAGTCTTGCCCAATCTGTGTCTGGTATATTTTCCAATTCTAATTCCATTCTATTCCCAACTCGGAGGCACTCCGCCTAGGGGTCCTATCCTTTCCTTTAGCTCCTCTATCTGGCTGCCTATCTTTATTACCGAGTCTATGTCCTTTTGGCTTTGGTCTTCCATTGGTATCTCCATTAAGGTTTTCAATTTCTGCACTAATCTGGCTCTCTGTCGAAGTATCTTCAGCCTTGCCTCTTTTTGCTTTTTGGGCAGTTGTAGTAGCTTTCGTCCTCTTGTTTCTTCCTGTGGGTGTAGAGCTAGATACTCTAGGCCTGCTTTTAGCCAGCAACACAGAGGAGGTTCGCTTGTGTCCTCCTGTTCCTTCTGAGCGTGCCATCGAAAGTTTATTACCCATCTTCTAGCTTCACCTCCTTCCGGAGTACTTCTTCGCCATAGTTTGCCACAGACCATAATCTCGCCTAAATGGATAGGTTCTCCGCAGTAGGAGCACTTAGGCACGGTCTTACGGCAGACTGTTAGCCAGACGTCCATACCTTATCCGCACTTACTAAATCCGCATGAGCGGCAGACCTCACAGCCTTCCTCATGGAACATTGCTGTCCCGCACTCAGGACAGGCTCCTGCCACTACTTCTAGTTCTTGTGATTGCTGCTCCGATTGTGGCAGCTTATGGAAGTACTTTCTGTGTATTGATAGCTCCTTAGCATCTAGATTGTCTCTGTTACATAAATCACACTTCATAATGGTATTATATCACGCCCAACGTCTATTGTCAACTCTCTTTTCAACTATACAATCAAATAATCGTATGTCATTATTATCCTTGACATAACTACTCAATGGTGATATACTGGTACTATGCCAGACCCTCAGGTATTATTGCCCAATACTGACAATCCTAAAGAAGTATCAATTGCTACAACCCTTATTCCTTGGCGTAAAGATGATTTCCGAGCAAGATATATGGGCTACCTAGCCTGTGGCTTTAATGTTGAAGAAGCTCTGTATATGCTTGGTCTTAAAGTTGATTGGCTTGAGGAGCAGCGGCAGGACGAAGGGTTTAATACTATTGAGCTCAGTATTCCCGAGATTAGGAAGGAGCTTAGCAAGGAATATATTGAGCTGGACTTCTTCCGCAACTTTAGGCTAGTACTTGAGAAGGACTACCGTATTCTGAAAAAATCTATTGAAGAGGAAATTCTACCTAGGCAGGCACATGATTATCTACTCAAACTCCGCTCAGCCTACACACCACAGCAGTTACAGATACTTGAGCAGGTTATGAAGGGTACTGGAACTGAAGGTTGGAACTTTGCTAAGCTAGTGGCTGAGAATCAGAGCAAGATTATTGAGTTTAGTAGAACCGACAAAGTAACAGTAACGGAAAAGCCTGATGGCTAGATACAGAGCTAGAGTTGTCAGGACAATTACGACTAAGGCTCGCCAAGCATCTAAGCGAAACATAATCAGAGCTCAGCGAGCACGAGTTGGAAGGAAGGAACCTCGTAGTCCTGGCAGGGAGCTGAGAAAACGTCAAAGGTATAGTAAGCCGACTATAAGGAGCAGGTCACCGCTACTTCTAAGGAAGAGGAGCAGGTAAATGGATGTACCTATCGAAGCAATCTGTAGTCTAGGAGTTGGGGGAGCATTGGCAATAGTGATCTTCCTAATGTATAGGAGAGACAAGAATGCTACCGAGAAGAGAATTGCTGATATATGTGAGGGGCATGAGAATAGGCTTCGAGAGGATAGGATGCAGCTGACAGGAATAATTGAACGAGACCAGGAGTCCCGTGAGGAGAATACCAAGGCTATTACTGGGCTAACTACACTTCTAGAAAGAATGAATGGGAGGCACTAGTGGTACAGACTATAGGTCAGGACGAAGCTGTAGACGCCCTGTTCTCTAACCGTCGCCTTATGATGGAGTCCATGCTCCAGATAGAGAATAAGGAGCGCCAGCTTGTCCCCTTTATCCTGAATCCTATTCAGGCAGATATGCTTGAGAATTCAGGCCCTAGAGACATCTATGTAAAGCCAGCACAGGTAGGAGCTACATCAGTTCATCTGGCTGATTTCTATCTGGACAACATTACTATCAATGGGACTGTTTCAGTTATTATCAGCTACGATGAAACCAGTGCCAAGCGACTCATCATTAAGGCTAAGCGCTTCCATCAACATCTGGAAAGGAAGATACCATCAATCGCTAAGCTAGACCATAAAAGTGCTGAGGAACTAACTTGGGAGAATAGGGATACTAATTTCTATTCTATCATGTATATCTTTAGCTCAAGGAGCTATACGCTTGGTAGGGGTGAAGCAATACATAATCTGCTGCTTGATGAGTATGGGTTCTGGCTGATTGGCACTCAAGAGTTAGTGTTTGGTTCTGCAGTTCAGCGTGTGCCAACTAAGCTTGGAACTAAGATTAGAATACAGTCTACTGCTAACGGTGAAGACAATCCTCACTGTGAGATGTACCGGGCATCTAAGGAAGGGACAGTAATTGGGCAGTCAGTTTACAAGCACCACTTCTATCCTTGGTTTATACATCCTGAGTATATAATGTATGCAAATGACCCATTCTGCCTTGACGGAGATGACGTAGACCCACTTCCAGACTTAAAGTCAGATGAGCTACTGCTGATGAAGATGCTTATGCAGTCGTATGGATTCAGTGATGTTGATGCTATGGCTAAGCTTAGATGGAGAAGGTACAAGAAGGCGGAGATGGCTAGCCTGCGGAGGAGTGGAGATACTGTACTGTTGTTTGAGCAGGAGTTTCCTGAAGATGATGAGAGTTGTTTTCTAGTAGCCGGAGATCAAGCTTACAGTTCAGATATCATAACTGATAAGGTTAGGGGATGTTTCCCTGCTCCTATCCAGAAGAACATTGTAGCTACTGATAGTGTAACCAAAGGAACTGTGTCTGCTACACTAGATATCTGGCATGATGTAGAGGAAGGTCTAAGCTACATAGTACCTATTGACCCAGGTAAAGGCAAAACGTCTGAGTCTGTAGGTCAGGTATGGCACTTTGAAGATGGATACACAGACAAGGAGGGTAAGGAGATTCCACCTATAATGCAGCACTGTGCTACACTAGCAGGCTTCTATGATGAGTGGGAGATGGCGCTGCTAATGAAGGAAGTAGCACATATGTTCAATGGTGCAGTAATAGCACCAGAGGACAATCTGGATATTGTAAGCCATCTTAGAGATTACTCTGACCTCTATTGGCGGGAGGATGTTAGGACAGGCAAGTCGGTCAGGGCTGTAGGTTGGCAAACTAATCTGGCTACTAAGCCTTACATGATAACAGAAGTTAGTAGGCATCTGGAGCACATAGACTGTCAGGATATTCGATTCTGGAGTCAGTGCAAGAACATCCGCAGAAATGCTATGGTCAAGAGTGGTATTCTGGTGGTAGGTGCTGACGACCATCACGACTGTGGTGCTATAGCTATAGTATGTAGAGATGCTCAGTCTGTCCAGCGGGGCTATGTAGGTAGCACTTCTGACACTGAAGTAGGTGGCTGGACAGAAGGTTGGGGCAGATAACTACAAAGGAGGAAACATGAATACAAGGTTAGAACTATTAGCAGATGCAGCCAAAAATGTAGCGGCTTGCTGTTGCCCGTTCCTCAGGGCCTACACGGTATCTTACTTTGATAGCAAGCACAAGTGGGGAGATGAGCTTGTAATGGCGTACTCGTCTAAGGATGCTGCTAAGAGACTAGGGCTAAAGGCTGGTTATAATTGCTTTGTTAGAAGGCTAATAAGACGGTAATTATGAAGATAAATACAGTCTTGGCAATAATCTTTGTAGTTGCTACCTTCTTGCTATTTGGCTTTGTCATATATACAGGGCTCGGAGGCAAGGAGGTACTCTTCCTTATTATTGGACACACAACGGCCTGGGTAGAAATGATTGCTATATTTTACTTTCGCAAGAAACCTAGCAGTAGTATAGATAAGAAATGATACCTCCGTTTAAGTGGATACATACATTCTTGAACACTCCTGAAGAGTGGCATTCTGCTGTAATCGGAGCAGGAGAAGCATACTGTCCTTGGGATAGGAGAATTAAGCCTAGCAGTGGAGTAAAGAATATGGTAAAGAAGGAGTACTGGTATTATGTTGCTGGAGCAGCAGTAGGCTTTGCTTTGCTTATATTCTCTATAGCTCTAGCAGTTAGTATAGTATTCTGGATAACAACATAGGAGAAAGCAAATGGATGAGAACACTACAAAAGTGATTACTCGGTGTAATGGCCTGAAGGAGTTCTGGAAGCCTAGGAATGATGCTATGAAGCGTTGGTATAGGCTCATAGAGATGATTGATGAGCTGAAGACCGACAAGATGGAGTCCTTTGTAGGTAATGACCCGAGGGCCTTGTATAACTTAGTACTACATCTCCTTGATACCGATATACCTCATAGAATCAAGGATTATGATATGGCTGACTTTGCAGTAGCAAATGCTGTAGCCGAGGTTGGCAGATACTTTAAAGTTAGCTGGAAGGATGCCCAGAATAGCTTCCGTCGCTCCAATCCTAGACAGGGTCTAATGAGAACATTCATAGGATTTTTGCTGGCCACAGGCTGGTACTCTATGTTCAGTATCAACTCCGATGATGGCAGGAGAACTTACAAGGAGCCTTGGAATCCTATGGAAGTCTATCCTATGTGGGAACCTATGCTAGGACTGAGTGAAGTAGCTCATGTCTACTCTATCAGTGCACTCAGTGCTGTCAACCTGGCTAAGATGAATAACTGGAATCTTGGTAGTCCTTACAGGCAATGGATTGCTGCAGCCGGTTCTTCTAGCATACCTATCTATGACTACTGGTGGACTGAGATAGCAGATGAGTTTCCATTCATTACAGCTGTCTGGAACGCAATAGTCATAGGTACTAGTCTAGTGAAGTTTGAGCGGACAAGATTCAAGAGGATTCCTGTTTATATAGCTCCAGTTGGAGGTCTGCCTGATATGGGTTCTCTAACCGAAGGAATAATACCGACATACTCATCTACCCTGAAACTGAATACTCAGGAAGTACTAACCGATAGATGGAAGGCTGAGCTAGGCCAATCTATCTTAGCTACCAATGAGAACATCTACCGTACCTGGAACAAGTGGTGGAGCTTTAGTCTACAACTATTGAGGGATACTGCTCAACCAAGAATCTTTGAACGAAGTAGAAGCGGCAAGGCCATAGTGCAATCTCAAGATGTGTTCAGACGAGGAGCAATATTCCGAGGAGGTCCTGATGATTCCGTAGACTTTATAGGCACACCGCCTATACCTCTGGAGCTTAGGAGCACTCAGCTTGACCTTGAAGCTATGATGCAGAGAGGTGGAGTTAGCTGGGCTATGCACGGTGCGGTTGCTGGACAGGTGACTGCCTATGTTATGAGCCAGATTGCTGCTTCAGCCAACCAAGTAATGAAGCCCTTTCATCAGGCAATAGTAGATGCCTTATCAGACATGGACAATGATGATTTGGTAGATATTAAGGAGCGGGGCATTAAGCCTTATGGTTGGAAGTATCCTAAGGACCTACCAGACAATATTGTGGTGTCCGCTGACTATGAGGTAGAGATACCTGGCGACCTTGTGCAAAGGGCTACTACTGCCAGAATGTTAAATCCTGAACATACACTAAGCTATAGTTATGTAACGAGAAAGTTATTTCCTGATATTGAAGACCCATTACGAGAAAGAGCTCAGATTAGGGCAGATAGGGCTGAGCTTCATCCTAGCAATAGTATGATAGCTTTGGTTCAGTATTATGAGAAACAGGCAGCTTACTTAGCTAAGGTAGGAGATGCTAGGGGTGCTAAACTATATGAGCTAATGGCTGCTATGACTTTACAATCACTGATACCTCAGCCTGAGGAACCTACTAGGCAGTCGCCTGGACTTGGTAGGCCAGAGGCAGTACCTAGACAGTTAACTGGTGGACAGGCTAGAGCAGCCGAATTGAGAGGTTAGTATGCCAGAACAAATTGAAGTTAAAGAACCGGTACCTGAGCTTCCAGCTCCAGTAGAAATACCCGAATACTACACTGGATTTGCTCAGGAATTTGAGCAGGTTGGAGTTGATTTACAAGCAGCCTACAAGGCACTCCAGCAGGCTGAAAAGACACTAACTCAGCCTACAACGCTACATCTGATACCTAAGGGCGTTCCTGGTATCTTCAAGGATATTTGGGCTGCTGGTATATATCCTTACCTTGTCGAACCTTTCTTCCCCGAGGAAGCTAGGCAAGCAATAACACAAGAGGCTCAGGCTGAGTTTGATATAGCTGCTAGGGCATTTCAGATGGCTGAATGGAAGTTGGAGGTTATGCAGGTACTTCCGGTATATCTGTCCGACCCTTACTATGATGTTAGCAGTGTAGATGATGTGCTTGAGCTTATAGTGCCTGGTGTCGAGTTGACAGATGCTGACACTACTTGGCTAAATCAGACCTTTGGAAAGCTAGAGCATTTGTCCAATGTACTGCCTGAGGATTATAGTGGAGATATCCTAGATGCTCAGTCCAAGATACTAAATGAGATACTGACTGAGCCAAAGCTGGAACTCAAAGGAGTCCATAAGCTAACAATAGAGGAGATAGCTAGGGCATTTGCTTTTGGTGTAGCTGAGCTACCTCAGGGTATGTCTGAGGAGGATGTTAGGAATCTGCTTAGTCAGTTTGACCTGCAGGATGAGGAGTTACAGAGTCAGCGAGAATGGCTAGTCAATAGGGCTAAGGAATGGGAGATTGAGTCTGCTAGAATGGGCCTTATTAGGGCAGGTGAAATACTGGCAGACGCTCCTGAGTTAACTCCCGGTCAGTGGGCTAAATTGATATTTACTCAGCCTATGATGGCTACAGTTGAGCTGCTACAGAAGTGGTGGGATGCTACTAGTAGACCAATATCAGCAGCTCTAATGATACACTTACCTGCTCCTATTGCTGGGGTTGCTCATGGTGTTCCACTAGGCTTTGTTGCTGGAGGTATGGCTGGTGGAATAGTAGGTGCCTTTGGAGGTCCTATTGGTATGGGAGTTGGAGCACTAATTGGTGCGATAGCAGGAGGAATTGGAGGAGCTGCTTGGTTCAGTACTTGGGAGGATGAGGCAAGCAAGGAACTGACAAAGCACTATGAGTTCTATAGAGACCAGGGTGAAAGTGCCTGGTCAGCATATGCTAAGGCCTTCAATGAGTGGGATGCTCCTTGGTGGCAGAAGGCTATACTGGACTCAGCATATGACCCAATGTTCTGGATAGGTTGGGGAGGAGCAACTGCTGCCGGAAGGAAGTTAATGACAGTTGCTCTGCCTAGAGGACTTAAGCAAGTAGGAACTAGGGTTGGCGCTCTTATGGTATCGTTTGAGCAGGGCTACTGTGCTGGGGCAGATGCAGTATTCAAGGCTGGTATGAGAGTAGTAGCTGCTCCTATTAAGAGTGCATTCTGGCTAACTGGTGCTGGCTACACTATTCCTGAGACCTTTACTCAGATGGCAAGAAACTTTGCTCGTAAAGGTATGATGGATTTTAAGGCAGTACTGGACAGAACATTTCCTCATGTAAGGAACCTCAGAGGGTTGACTACTAAGGATGTGGCTGATACTGCCGAGGCAGTTGTAAGGTCAGCACTAGCTAATCCTATGGAAGGTAATAATCTAGCAGTTAGAGCAGGAGCCAATCTACTTGAGTTTGGCTATCTAGATGATGTTGCTGCTGCTAAGTTTGTGAAGGAAGCAGTAGGAGATGTAGCATTTGATACTGCCAGACTAGATAGGCTTAATAGCCAGATACTAGATGCTTTTAGTGGGCAAGGTGAAAGGATAACTGCTGGTAAGATACTTGGCGACCTAGGTATTGAGGCTACTGAGAACTCAGTTAATAACCTAGCTACCAAGATAGCTAAGCTAAAGGATACTGTAGCCAAGAAAGCTATCCAATCTGTAAAGGGTGATACTGCTGACGAGATGCTCATGTCTATATTTAATAGACTAGAGTCTACTCGCTACGGTAATCTTCATAGCCCTCTTACTAAGTATATGCAGCAGGCTGGTAGGTCAGCATCGTGGGTTAGTAGGTCAGCAGACACTGTACTACACTCAGCTCGGCTGGTAGCTCTTGAGCGTAGAGTAGTAATGCCGTTTGCTAGATGGCAACTACTCTTTACTAACTTTGGCCCTTTCAACTATGCTGAGAACATAGGAAGGAGTGCTCTTGGTGGTGCTGAAGCAATGCACCCTAAGGCATATAGTGGAGTTGCTGAGACCAATAGGCTGCTCAGAGGCCTATCAAATGCTCCTTATGAGCTTCAACTATTTGAGAGGGGACAGGTAAGACTCACCCAAGCTATGATTGACCCTAAGACTGGAACAACTGCCGTATTCAAAGGTGGCAAGATACCATTCGTAACTAAGAATGTACGAGTTCCTGAGAAGATCCCTCGCTTCGGTGGCAAGATGCTAGGCAAGACTCTAACCATAGGAGACCAAAGGTACTTTATTGGTAGTGCTCAAGACTGGTATGATATGTGGGGTAAGTTGACAGCTGACCAGACAGCATTTGATGTTCAGAGCCACTTCCTGAAGGCTCTTGATGATATAGCACCAGATGACATGAGAGCTATATCTGATATACTGGAAGTGAAGACTAAGTCTATGCTGGATGATATACCTAGTATTACCAAGAGAGATGCTTTTGATATAAGACGAGAGCTGCAGCTGGAGGCTATAGGAGGAGGTCCTGATAGCATAAGAGCCATTGGTGATATAGATGTTATAACCTTCCAGCGGAGGCAGATTAGCAAGGAAATCAACAAGGTCATGGACAACATGGCTGATGTTCATACTATAACTAAGGTAGGTATCAGGGATGAAGTGCTAGATGGTAAGATGTTTACCAAAGGAACTAATAGTATAGATGATAGAATAGCTGCTTGGGTAGCATCTGAGCGGGAGCTAAACATAGCTAGCCTGGCAAACCAGATGGATGCTCTGAAGTCAGAAGCAGATGCCTTCATAGCTAATCCTCCCAGAAACCTTGATGATTTTCTTGGTGATATGCAAAGTATAACTGCTCATGTAGAAGGTGTAGGTGAGCGGATACATGACTTCAGGAAGATAACTGAGCTGAGGAAAGCTAAGCTATTGCCTGCTGACTTTGATGCTTTTGAGGTGGGCAGTGCCAAGATGCTGGCTGAGTTTATGGAGACATCTGAGGCCGAGCTAACCAAGATAATGAATCAACTATCAAAGAATGCAAAGGTAGTTGGGCTAAATGATGTACAGCTTGCTCGTCTGGCTGACCTAGATTCTATCTCTCGCCTTGAGCTTGAGAATATCCTAGCTACTCGTACTAAGATAGCTGACATAGAGGCTATCATCCCTAGGACTGCCAAGAAGGCTCGTACTGAGAGATTCTGGACTCAGCAGCGAGCTCAGAAGGCTACAATCTGGGATGAGTATGATACTATAGCTAGAAGGCTTAAGAGCGCTAGACTTGGAGCTAGCCGTAACTTCCTTACCTCCGTAGACAAGTCTGTATATGTTCCAGACTTTGTACCAGATGTTGTAGGAGAATTAACTCCCAATCACCTGGCTTACCTGTATGGTGTTACAGGAGATGACCTATATAGAGGACTTACCAGAGTTCAGCACCATATTACTATTAGACCTAGAGAGGACTTCATAGTACATACCAGAGACCAGGCATCTGCCTACGCTGCTAAGCTTGGCAAGACAGCTGACCAGTTAGGCTTCACCGATGATGCCATAGGTGAGGTCTATGACCAGATGTGGAAGAATCTAGGCGTAGACCCTAGTATCCTAACTCCTGACCATCCTACTATGTTACAGCTAGAGGAGATTAGACAGGAGCTACATAGGCTATATGGCTCAACTAAGATTCCTGAATCTGATGTTATTAAGTGGAGGAAGTATGTTAATACTGTAGCAGATGAGGTAGATAGGCTACCGTCATATAGTGGAGCTCCTGGTGCAGAGTATATCAAGGTGTATAGAGGAAAGACTGGTAGAGAAGGCACACGCTTTCTTGTCTCTACAGACAGGACAGTTGCTGAGTCTCATGGTGAAGTAACGGAGTACTGGGTAAGGCGCTCTGACTTGGTGAGTGGAGCTGAGGAGAGGATGTTCTATGCACCAGATAGGGTTCCTACTGAAAAGGTTGGTGAGATAGAGGCTTTGGTTTACAAAAGTAAATTGGTATCCGTAGAGCCTACTGTAGGTGGTACTCCCGATTGGTGGGCTAAGAAGGAAGCTGCTATGACCAAGGCTCGTGAGATGCACAAACTAGCCTATCCAACTTACGATGAAGCTAACATCCTAGATGAAACTATGCGAGCTATTTTTCCCTTCTGGAACTACGAACTTTTCCGCTGGAAGTGGATACCTCGCACCTTCCTGAGGACTCCAGGCACTATGTCAGCACTAGGCCGCTATATGGAATATACTGACCAAGGCTATATGCCTGTACCTGGCACTGACCTTCAGGTAAATCCTCTTAGAGGTACTGTCTGGATGGGAGGTCTCAGGAGCTTTTACCTCCGGGACTTTCCAGAGTTCCATGACTCCATACCTGGTATAGAATTCCTTGACTATATAGGTAGGGCTGGCTTCTTCCCTGGAGTTCATGTTATGCTACCTATTGTAGGAGTATCGTCACTAGTAAGCAGACAACCTCTACAGTTGGGAGAGCTAACTCCTGCTTGGATAGATACAGGATTGAGTGCTCTTAGAGCGCTGTCTCCTGAGCACATAGGGGCTGTACTGGAAGTTATTTATCCTGACCGCTTTAGAGACTACATGACTATGCTCACTTTAGCTGGTCAAGGCTATGATGGAGATGAGATTTGGAAGAAGAGACAGCAGGGCATTAAGTTAACTGAAGAGGAGAATAAACTATGGCTTCAGGCTGTCAATAAGGTGGATGGTGTCAAGGGCATCCTTATGAATCAGACAGGACTGTTTAGAATCCGTCCTGATGAGTTTACTCAAATCCGCCAGCAGATGAGATTAGCCATAGAGGAAGCAACTGGTGTACCTGTAAAGACTCAGGAGTGGATAGACAAGATGTATCCTGTAACTGGCAAACGGTTCAGTGACTACTACCATCTGGATGTTCAGCAGCAGGCATTACTGTACCAGTGGGAGTCTTACCGTCGCTATCAAGGTATTATCACTCCTCTATATCCTTCCAGCTGGCAGGCACTAGACATCAAGATTAGCGATTACTACAATGAGCTGGATAAGGTATTCAGCGGAGCTAGGTATCATGGCAGGTACGATGATGAAGGTAATCTACTTCAGCCTAGTATAGTTGACATAAACCAGCAGCTCATAGATGGAACGATAGGTCCTAACCAGTGGAGAAGCCTTCGCAATGACATTCAGGATGGGCTGTCAGAAGCAGCCTATATCCTTGGTGAGTCTCCTGCTTACAAGGATGTGCCTAAGTCCTTTGAGGAAAGAGCCAAACTACTTGAAGAGCGCGGCATAGTTACTCCTACCCAGACTCCAGACCAAGAGCTGCTATACTACTACTTTGAGCTGAAGCCTGAA